TGCGGTACTGTTGCTGGTTTTGGCAACGACATTTCGGGTGCCGCTAACTGGACCAAAGAGAAGATGACTGGAGATTCTAAATGAAAAAGTCTTTAATACTATTACCGATCGTAGCCGCTTTGGCTGCCTGCGGTACTACTGACCCCTATCAAAAACGTGCAGACAACGAACGTGCTTACAAAGAACGCCAAGTTGAACGTGCAATTGATCAAGCACCTAAATGGATGACAGTTACTCCGATTAGTAATTCAGCAGTATACGCTGCCGGTACAAGTGCTAGCGGAGACTACTCAATGGCACTACACAAGGCCAAGGCAGATGCATATGGTAAAATCTGTATGACTGCAGGTGGTACTGCTAGTCAGCGTACTAAGATTTACAAAGCAGATACACAAGATGCTAGCAGTGAAGTAAGCGAATTGATCTTGCGTACTAGTTGTAAAGAAGTTGACTTAACTGGTGTTGAAACTACTGAAAAGAAAATTGTAGCTGACGGTAATCGATTCCGTGCTTATGTATTAGTAGCTCTACCAACAGGTGATGCTAATATTTTGAAAAAGGCTAAAGACCAAGCCAAGTTAAACGAGATTACTGCTAGACGTGCTCCAGAAGCATTTAAAGAACTAGACAATTAAATGAAGTTTTTCGAACCGCTTCGGGATGATTTAATGGTTCAGCAACAGATTAATAATCCTTGGGAACACATGGTCGGAGTTATCATGCTTAACCAGACCAGTCGCAAACCTGTTAAGATGACCTTACCAGAGTTCTTGTATTGGTTTCCTACTCCACAATCATTGCTCAACGCAGACGAAGATTTTGTTAAAACAATTCTAGCACCATTAGGAATGATGAATGTCCGATATCAACGACTAATACGTATGACCAAGGACTATTTGACCTGGGACGGTGAAGATGCTACAATGTTGTATGGCATTGGAAAATATGGCAGTGATAGTTATGAAATATTTTTCAAGCAGAATTACACAGTAGATCCTACTGATAAAGAATTAAAGAGATATTTAAAAGAGGAAATAGGATGCCAAATTTAGTACCAATGGTAATCGAGCAAGAGGCTCGAGGTGAACGCAGTTATGATATTTACAGTCGTTTATTAAAAGACCGTATTGTCATGCTGGACACAGATGTAAACGAGCATTCTGCTAGTTTGCTAGTAGCACAGTTGTTATTTTTGGAAAGTCAAGGCAATGAAGATATTACTTTCTTTATTAATAGTCCAGGCGGCGTTGTTACTGCTGGTATGGCCATTTACGATACAATGCAATTCATTAAACCAGATGTGGCCACAGTCGTTATGGGACAAGCGTGTAGTATGGGTAGTTTGCTGGCTACTGCTGGTGCTCCCGGCAAGCGTAAAATGCTTCCAAATGCTCGCCATATGATACATCAACCTAGCGGTGGTGCAGGCGGACAAGCTACAGACATGGAAATTCAAGTAAAGGAAATCCTAAAGATGAAGCAAAATCTTACCCAAATTTATGTTAACCATAATAGCAAGGGCAAGACTTTCGAAGAGTTTTTAGCGGCTATGGAACGTGACAATTTCATGAGTGCGCAAGAGGCTCTAGAATACGGTTTGATTGACGAAATTATCACAAAACGTCCGTAATATGCGTATTTAATTGGAACCCGTAGTACACTATAAATAGCTATGTCTAGGAGTGTACTATGGCCCAACTACCATTTGATTGGTCTGAACTTACTCGGAGTAATTTGTACTCTATATTCTATTCGCTTAACAGCGAAATAGTGGGTAAAGAATTGAGTCCTAGCCAAATACAAAAACGCATTAATAAACATATCAAAAAATATTTGCCTATTAAGTTGAAGAAGTGTATACATGCTCCTACAACCAAAGGATACGTGTTTATGGGTGGTGTTTATTACAGTGATTTAGACAAAAAATCAAAACCTGCAATTGAAGTTAATTTTAACTACAATCCAACCGATCTTAAATTAAAACTAACCAATCATAAATTTAAGCGTTTAGCCAGCAGATTTGCTGATACTGTGATGCATGAAATGATTCATATGCGTCAATTCCGTAGCCGTAATTTCAAAATGATTCCTGGATATCAAAGCACAGCAGAATTAGCTAAAGAACGTAAAGAGCAGGAATACTATGGCGACACTGACGAAATGGGTGCATTTGCCTTTAATACTGCCTGTGAGCTAATTGATCGTTTTGGCTATGACCCGAATGCAATTGGCAAATATCTAGATTCAAATCGTGCCAAAAGACACAAAAATTCCTGGTGGTATCACTACTTAAAAACATTTAATTGGAACCACGATCATAGGATTATTCGTAGAATGAAGAATTTGATCATGCGCCAATTGGAAAATGCTTATTTTGACGGAAAACCGTTCAAAACAACAAATCACTTGACATACTAACTGCTAGATAGTATAATAACTATATTAGTTATTAGAAAGGTCTAGAATGAGCGATCCCTGCCAGTATGTTATTTCAACCCTAGAAGATCACCCTTCACGTCTTAACAAAGAAGCAATTTTGGCTGTACAAGCTGAAGCAAATAATACTGAATTATTTGCAGGTATGCGATTGGCCTTTGATCCTATGATTACATTTGGTATTAAACAAGTTAAGGAAAAAACAGATGAAGATGGTCCTGGTCTTAGTTGGGATGAGTTTACTCGGCTACTTTCTGGCTTTATTGATCGTACAACAACCGGTAATGCTGCTCGTGATACCCTGGATCAAATGATGACACAGTCCACTAAATCACAGTGGAATGGATGGTACCGTAGAATTTTAATTAAAGATCTACGGTGTGGTGTTAGTGAAAAAACTGTAAACAAAGTAGTGGAGAAAAAATATCCGCATTTCTCTATTCCAGTATTTGGTTGTCAACTTGCCCACGACAGTGCAAATCATGAAACTAAAGTCACCGGCAAAAAACTTATCGAAGTCAAACTTGACGGTGTGCGTGTTATTACAATCGTTCGTGCTGATGGTCGTGTGGACATGTTTAGTCGTAATGGTAAGGAACTGGTAAACTTTCCGCACATTGCAGAACAGATCAGTCAAGTAGTTAAGCAAAAAGGTTCTAGCAAGAGCATGGACATTGTCTTAGACGGTGAAATTATGTCTAGTAGTTTTCAGGACTTGATGAAACAAGTACACCGCAAAGACAATGTTGAAGCAAGCGATGCCGTGCTAAACTTATTCGATGCTATTCCTCTAGCAGATTTTGAGAAAGGTGTCTATAATAAAAGTCAGCGTGTGCGCAGTAGCATGGTTAGTTTTTGGGTTGAACAAAATAAAGATCTTCTACCTAACGTGACTGCATTAACCAATGAAGAAGTTGATCTAGATACACCAGAAGGTCAGAAGCGTTTTAAAGAAATTAATGCACTAGCAGTTGCTGGCGGTTATGAAGGTATCATGATTAAGGATCCGGAGGCAGGATATGAATGTAAGAGATCAGTTGCGTGGCTTAAACTTAAACCGTTTATTGAAGTTTCCCTTAGCGTGGTGGCTGTCGAGGAAGGCACTGGACGCAATGAAGGTCGTCTTGGAGCCTTTGTATGCAGTGGTAATGATGACGGAAAGGATATTGTCGTCAATGTCGGAAGCGGGTTTACTGATGATAACCGTACTGCTTATTGGAGCTCACGTGATGCGCTACTTGGCAATATTGTGGAAGTAAGAGCAGACGCTATTACACAAAATCAAGATGGAACATACAGCCTACGCTTTCCACGCTTTAAAGGATTTAGAGGATTTGAAATTGGAGAGAAATTATAATGACTAATGCATTTCGCGATCAAGAAAAGTTCATGCGAGCTTGCGATCAAACAGTAGGCAACGATCCTCAACAGTATCTTATGTATGTTGGACTAATTGAAGAAGAATCAAAAGAGTTTGGGCAAGCATTATTAGCCAATGATCGTGTAGAGCAATTAGATGCACTTATTGATATCTTAGTTGTTACTATTGGTGCTATACATTCAGGCGGTTTTGATGCAGAAGGTGCATGGAAAGAAGTTATGCGTACCAACTTTGCCAAAATTGACAGTGAAACGGGTAAAGTACGTAAACGTGAAGATGGTAAAGTTTTGAAACCAGTAGGTTGGACACCGCCGCAATTAGCGCAATTTATCAAGGAATAGTATGGCACAGCATACAAATTATTGGACATGTAGCAAGTTTGCGGACTGGATTCGCGGCACTGATAAACCTGTATCTGCTACTATGGAAGATTGGGACGAATGGAATACTAGTGCTCGTAAGGCACATCCTGTTCGTTATTGGGTAGCTGATGATGGTCTTGACTATCTTCAGGATTTTGTTACATGGCCTATAAGGAAAATTTATGATCTTAAATATTACATTAACAACCGCTGGGTTAGTCGCACTAATGCCCTGGTGGCTCATCCTCGTGATATTGCTCCCGGTAGTTGGCGTGACGTTGGTGATCGCTTTTTGCCTTGCCTGTTTAATTCCTTGGTCGATTTTGTCGAGATTGAACTAGCATGGATGCAAGTAGCATGGAGTGATGAATCAAAAGAAAGATATAAAGCACCATTTTGGTCAAGCGGATGGTTCCGTTGGCGTACATGGCGAAATAAACGTGCTGGATTAGATAACTTAGGTTGGCAGATGAATCTAACTTGGGGTGATGACGAGTTATTAGATAAAGACGACCCACGCTATGGCAAACCCACTAGTCAAGCTATAAAGGCTAGAGAGATTTATGAACTATACTTTTGGTGGACTGTAATTCGTCCCGGACGATCTGATCCATATGAAGCTAGTGGTTGGACTGCTGTATGTGAAAAGGCCCGTGAAATGAATGGCGGTAAACTCACCTTTCGTACTCCGCCCGAGCTTAAGAAGGAACATGATCGTGCGCACAAGGCTCTTACCAAAATGGAAGCAGCCTATGAAAAAGAAGATGAAGAAATGTTGATTCGTCTTATCAAGGTACGTCACGGACTGTGGACATAGAAATTAATCGCAAGGGTAGTAAATGGGTGGCTAGATTATGGGCTGACGAACCTGTACAGGTCGACGACGAGCGTATTCCATACCCCGAAGAACAATACGTAGAAATAAATCAGTGGTGCATCGACACGCTTAAATACCATGCTCGCACAGCCTATCACGTGTTTGAGTTTAAACGACAAGAGGATTTGGAATGGTTTCTCCTAAGGTGGTCTTAGAAAGATTGTATCGCAAGTACAAAAGAAAATATATTAAACAAGTAAACTCGATGACTAAGAATACCTTATGTGCAGTACCATGGATGCATTTAAATTTTGAACCAAATGGTAAAGTAGTTCCATGCTGTTTGACCAGTCATCATAACTATTTCGCCGGTGATCTCAATACTCAGAGTATTGAAGAAATTTGGAATAGTCAAAACATGAAAGATCTTCGCAAGCAGTTTCTTGCGGGAGAAGAACCTAAGATATGTGCTACTTGTTTTGATCGTGAAAAGATAACCGGCGAAAGCGGACGATATTATCAAAATAAAGAATTTCCGAATGTTATAAAGATTATTCCCGAGATTACAGAACCAGATGGTACCTGTAAGACTATGGAATTAAAGTATTGGGATTTCCGTTTCAGTAACTTATGCAACTATAAATGTC